AATTTCTTTATTTATAGTATTAGATTGCTTAGCGGCTTCCGCTTTAAGTCTAGCATCTTTTTCAGATATTCCTAATACGTTTTGATATAATTTTTCTAATTCTTTCATAGATGCTACCTGCGCAGCTGCGGCAGCAGCGTCCGCCTGGGCGTCTCTAAAAAATCGAGGTGTAAAGTCTAATCGCATGAATATAAATATTAAAAGCGCCTATTTCTTAGGCGCTTTCGTTGTATATGTAGGTGCCTTTGAAGGCGCTATGTTCGGTCGTGATGGAGTACCTTTATTGGTGTTTTTAAGCATACTTTGTTGTTTATTCATTTCTTCCTTTTGTTTTTCGTAATGTTCTTTTAGTGTCTCATAAGTAAACTTACGCAACCAAATAGGCATATTATAAACAGTAGTCCAATCGTAACCACCTTGTCCATTAAATACTATCTCATGTATTTGTCTAAATAGGAATAATCTATACTCCTGCGTCAGGCCAAAAAAAGCTAAGATTTACTGGAACCGATATACCCTCCCCTGTATAATTTTCATCATCGGGCATATATATCAATTCAATGTCGGGTTGTACTTTAACATAATATTCACGTAATGCTCTAGCATCCGGTGCTAATAATGCATTATCAATAAATTCACGTACTGATTTTATATCACGATTACCATTAACAGATGTAATAATGTATTTTAAACGAGTTGTAACATCTGTTGTGATGTTTGGATTAATTTTTGTTAAACCTTTAATTTCAGCTTCAATTTTTTTCTCATCACCGTGAGTTAATAGTTTAAATGTAATTACATTTCCTGTTTTAGGTAAAGCAAATGTAAATTCATTTACTCCTGGTGATGTAGGTGTATCTATCATTACTTTTTCTTTTAATGTAGATAAATCAACAGTAGCTTCTACTTCTTGGCCGCGTTCATTAAAATATTTAAAAACATAATCTTTACCATAACCTAAAATACGTGCGGCAACTATGATTGCGTTTTTATCCCCAACTAATATATCATTAAGATCAATAGGGGTAATTATTAATGCTTGTAGTAATTTATCAATTACTGTGCCATTATTAATATAATTTCTGTTAGTAAGAATATCTTCTTCCTTAGCAGTCATATATTTCATTTCAATTTCACCTTTAGCAAGTGGTGATTCTTTAGGGTACAATAAACCTTTTGAAGGTAATGTAACTGTTTCGGTTGGAACTTTAAATTCGCTCATATAACTTATATAATTTGTGTATATATAAATATATGCAAAGAAAAAGCGTTAACCAAATAGGCTAACGCTCTTTATGTTATTTCAAAAATGGTCTTAGAAATTCAATACGCAGTAGTCCATAGCGATTGAAACTGATAAGCTAATAGCTGCATCTGCACTCCAATCGTAATCACCGAAAGTAGCTGTTTTAACGTAAGCGCCTTTAACAATCCACTCACCTACTACGTCACCCACTGGTCCTAGAATATCTAATGTTAAGTCTTTCTTATAAAAATCAGAATAACCATCACGACCAGTTACTGATTCGTGTGCTAAACGAGCCCATTCCATTACTGATTGTGCACCAGATGGGGTTACGGGGTCATAAAGTTCTAAAGTCATGTCATTCCAACGTACTTTACCTTTTACTTTACGGTAAACGTTGATATGATCTAAGATGATTTCTCCAGCTTCAAAGCCAGGAGCACTAGCTTTCTTGATTAAGTATGCTGGAATACCGTCGATATACATAATGAAACGATTTTGAACTTTTGGTTCAAAAGCGGTAAACATGATTTCGTTAGCGTCTAATACTGCCATTTTATATGTGTGTTATTTGTCTATTAATAAATATTAGGAACCACATCCCCTTATGCAGGGAATGTAGCGCCAGTTGGTAATATATTGAAATTCAATATGATGAATTCAGCAGTTTTAGTTGGTTGAATATAAATTTGACCTACTAATTGGTTTCTATCAATTACATCAGCAGTATTGTTTGTGTCATCCATTACTACTTTGTAAGCATATAAACCTTGTCTTTGTACTACTGATTCCATATAAGGATTAACTTGTGATAGGAATCTGTTACGTGTTACGTTAGTATTTTGTTCGAATACTAAGTTGTTTGATACTTGACCAATATATCCTTTTAATGAAATCAACAAACGACGAACATTTACGCGGTCTAAAGCTGTTGCTTTGCGTTGTAATGTCTTTTGACCAAATACTACAACACCGTTTCCAGGGAATGTAGCTAATGGGTTAACGTTTGCAGCATATAATACATCGCGATCAGCATGAGATAATCTCTTTTCAGCTTTTAATACTGAAGGAACACCACCGCGGTTTAAACCTGCTGGAGCGAACCATTCAGCGCCTACTTGGTCGTTAAATGCTAATACACCGGCCATTACTGTTGATGGAGGACACCATACAACCTTACCTAAGTTAGAGCTGTATAATTGAATCCATGGATAGTAAGTAGCAGCGTAGTTGCTTGATTGACCAGAAGCGTTTGCAGTAGCTTGTGTAATTGAAGTACCATATGTACCCGCACCGATAATTGCGATTGAATCACCACGACCTTCAACTGTTGAAATCATAGTTGCAGCAGCGCTACAATCTAATCCAACACCTGGAGCTATTAGTACATTGAATTGGTATTCGTCTTTATTGTCTAAGATATTAAATGCAGTAATATAATCAGCTGGAGCGAATCCTTGGATAGAGGCTGAAGTGATATTTTCATTCATTAATTGAGTAGCAGTTGTTGCAGCAACACCACCGGCAAATGAACCACCATATGATCCACTTCCTAAAGTAGGTAAAGTAGAAGCATAAGATCCTGTTTTAAAATATCCGTTGTTATCAATTGAATCAACGTTTGGAGTTGTAATTGATTTAACACGAACATATTGAGAAGCGTTAGCGTAAGAACCAGTAGTATCAACAAAATAATTACCATCGCTATCAATTCTGAAAACTGGTTTATAATCACCAATTACACGAGAGATAAAGTTAGGTAAATTTGGATCTAATGATAAATTAGGCCAAGATTCTAAGTAATTCTTTTGAGCATCGTTGTCGTTACCAGCACGGATTGCTAAGTTAAATACACCACTTCCTGTGTTTACGTTTGTAATTTCCCAACGAACGTTAACTGAACTACCACTTGCTAAAGCGCCAGCGCTTAAGCTAGAAGTATTATTCATGTTATCACCCCAAGTTATTGTTTCTAATACAAATGAAGTACCTTGAGTTGATATATTAGTACCACCAGCTACAGTAATGAATGATGTTTGGAAGCTTACTCCAGAACCAGTTACTAATGTAACTCCGTTAGCGGCTGTACCTGCAACTGAACCTGAAAGGATCAATGTACCTGTACTTGTTGAAGCTTTAATAATATCAACACTTGAACTTGCTGCAGATCCTGATAAAGCACCATTAATAACAGCAGCTAAGTTAGTTGCGGTTGCAGATGCAGTTGAACCAGTACTGAAGAAATAAACGTATGGAGGTTGGCTTGTATTAACTGGGTCAGCTTCAGCTATGAATCTATATGTGTTACCGTTATAGGTAATTCTAGCTTCAGTTTGATCAGCAAATTGAGCTGCTAATAAACCACTACCTGTTGCGAATTTATCACCAGCTGTTGCTCCATTAGTTACACTTGCCGAAGCATAAGTAATAACATTGGCGCTACCAGATATAACTCTAGTAACTAATAATGTTTTTCCGCCGTTTTGGAAGAAGTCTTTAGCGGCTAAAGAGGTAAAATATTCGTAGTAGTAGCTACCACTTTTAAATGTTTCTCCGAATTTTGATGCAAATTCACTGTATGAAGTAACATAGGTAGGAACGAATGGTTGACCTAACACTGTAGGACCAACGATTGCAGTTGCTGTACCTTGAATACCTCTTTGAACTAACGATTGGTCAGATTCATTTTGAAATACACCAGGAGATAAGATTTTTTCTGCCATTTTATATTATTGTTTTTGAAAATTTTATAGGATTGACCTAATAATAAATATCTAAAAACCAATATAAACCGCAGAACTATTACTAAGCTGATGTGATTTCCCCTGTTTCAGCATTTATGCTGCCGTTACCGTACTTTTCTTGAAGAGATGCGGTAAGTTCCGATTCTTTCTGTTCAATTGTTTTAAGATCAGATACTAAACCTTTTTTAGCTTTAGTTAATTTTTCAATCTGTTCCATAAACGCGATGATTTGACCTTCAGATGCTCCCAATTCAAATATAGTTTGGTTGTAGCGTGTCTGTAATTCTTTAATCTGTTGTAATTCTTCTGGAGTTAGTTGTTGTGACATAACCATGTATTTATTTTTCCCATTTAGCTAATGGGCAAGCTTTAGGGCCTTCGATAGGCGAAAACACTTTTTTATTTAAAGGACATCCACATTCACCACAAATAAACGTGGCTATTGCTTTAACATATTCTCTTTTAGGGCATGTATCACACACAGAAGATCTATATTCAGCAATGGATTTTTGTTCGGGCGATGGGTTAGCCGCAGCTACCCACGCCTGAAATATTTCTGATATTTTATTCACCTACAGTAATCAATTTGAAGAATGTGCTGTAGTTACCATCGGTTTCTACATTATCAAATTCTTCTAATTTGAAACCTTTGTATTCTAAATCGCGGTCTTCACTTAACAATGAATTAAAATCGTTTTGGAATTTAACAAAATCCGGATTTACATCACGTGAAACCACTTCTTTAGTATCTTCATCAACAACTTCGTTAATGTACATTGGAATACTAATATTACCATCTTCGTCGGCTGTACCGTACTTTTTGATTAACTCTTCTTTAAGTTTTTCTACTGATTCTTTTTCAGCAGATACTTTCTTAACTAAGTCGCTTAACCAATATTTGGTTGTTAATTTGATTTTCTCGTCTAATAATCCTTTAGCTAGTATTTCACCAGTTTGGGTATTAGTAACACCGTTTAGTTCTGCTTCGAGTTGATAGAACTCATGTAACTTTAATGAAATTTTTTCCATATTCTTATTTTGCTTTTTTAGCGTTTGTTTTTGCAACTGGTTTTTTAGCTACCGGTGCTTTAGTTTTTACTTGATCTGTTGTTTGCTTAATTTCAGCCACTACTTTATTTTCAGGAGCTACTTCAGCAGCTTTTTCAACTACTTCTTTAACTTCTTCAATTGCAGGTGCGATTGCAGTTTCAACTTGTTCAGCGATTTTGCTGATTTTTGATTTGTTTAATAGTACAGCAATTATCACCGCTGCTACTATAATTGTGATTACGAATACCATATTATGTTTTGTTTGTTTGATATAAATATATACAAAAGTTAGGAGACAACCAAATTTATTTTATAAATCTAATAAGTTGACC